CTGCAGTACCAACCATTGTAAATGTTTGGGTTGGTCCAAGCATTACATTTAGACCATCATCAGTTGTTCCATCAGAGTCATCTCCAACTAATTCATCATCTATAGCATCAATACCAGTATCAATAACCTCATCCTCATAACGGAAGAGTTCACATCTCAGTTCGTAAATATAATTCTTTTGAAGTTGATAAAATGGCTTTTCATGCTCTACATACTTAATTTCAAATAATCTATCTCCTAATGGAAAATATACTAAATCCCCTTCTTTAGGCCTTGTTGTTAATTTTACATCAGATTCATTTGCAAGTAATGGTGATATATAATCTTCAAATCTTTCTCTTGAAATAGTAAGAGTTATTTCATTAGTTGCCTGAATACCAAATTTTGACAACATTACTGGATTCTCACCATATCCATCATACGTGTTAACATATGCTTCTAATGGATATGCATCATCAAATTTTGAACGGACAACTTCTCTAATGATAGTATTTTCCGCCATGTATTTGCGAGGTAAATAATGCACCTCAACACCATACATCTTCAACTGTTCGTTGATAAGACTTTGAACTAAATTTTGTTCAGAGCGAGCACCTTGTTGAAAAAATGGATTAAGTACCATAGCCTTAACCTATCATATCGAGTGGAGGTAATTCGTAAGTAGAAGACATTTTTTCACGAATCCTTTCTAATTCTTTTTCTCCATCATCATAAATTTGCCTTCCATTTAGTTCAATACCTCCAGGTAATTTAACTCCTTGGAATTTAAGTAAATTTTGTCCCCACTGCCTCTTCATAAGAGCAGTTACATAGGGTTTTAAAAATGAATCATTCCAAACTCTATTATAATCATTTGGATCCAACATTCTAAAACATTCCATCACCAAAAAATCACCCACAGTCACACTACCCCAATCAATATCCAAATACAATCTATCTTCTCTCTTATTAAATCTGATTTGTTTTTGAGTAGTTAATGCAAACTCAACATCTTCAAGAAAAGTTTTAACCATTGCATAAGTCAAAACTTCAGTAGAACCCCAATAGTAAATGTCATTTAAAAATAATTGGTATTTAACACTAAACATGTTATTGGTTATACTATTAGCACCATCAAAATGCAATACTTTAAAAACACCAATAACAGATGGAGGAACCTGTATATAATTACTGTTTTCATACCAATCAAATGTTGTTGCTACTCCTGCAATAGTAGCAGATGCAGTAGTTGTAACTATTCCTGCTTTGGAAACCCCAGTATCAGATTTAGATGC